CGCCTACGTTGCATTTGTTATGATAGAAAAATTTAAACAAATATTTACAGGATTAGACCGTGCGCACGGTGTCACTAAAGTGGGCGAATCAAACGGTAATGGTAAAAAGATAAAAGGTGTATCTTTTATAAAAAGAGAACCCGTTACAGATGATTTATGGCAAAAACATTTAGATGGCACAGATAGTTTGGGTGTCATACCTATTAACGATGACAATAATTGTAAGTGGGGATGTATAGATATTGATTCTTATGCAGGATTTGACCACAAACAATTAATAGAAAAAATTAATAAATTAAATTTACCACTAATAGTATTTAGATCTAAGTCTGGTGGTGCTCACGTATTCTTATTTACAGAAGATTATGTGTCAGCAAGATCTATGCAAGATAAGTTGATGGAAATAAAAGCTGTATTGGGATATGGCGGATCAGAAGTTTTTCCAAAACAAACGGAATTAAAATCGAAAGATGATACAGGAAATTTTTTAAACTTACCATACTTTAATTATAAGAATACAACAAGGTACGCCTTTCATGTAACAGGTCAAGCTGCTACACTAGAAAGTTTTTTTGAGCTGTATGAAAATATAAAAGTAAAAGATGTTGATAGTATAAAAGTAGAAAGACCTAAATCAGATTATAATGATGGACCGCCATGTATTGAAACATTAGCCATGAATAAAATAGGCGAAGGTGGTAGAAATAATGCTCTTTTTCATTATGGTGTATATGCAAAACAAAAATGGCCGGGTGAATGGAAATCAAAATTAATTTTATTTAATGCAACTGCAATGGAAAGACCATTGTCAGATTCAGAAGTACAGATAGTTGTTACACAACATGATAAAAAAGAATGGGGTTATAAATGCAAAGATGAACCCATGTGTAGCATGTGTGATAAAACATTATGTCGAACTAGAAAATATGGTATTGGCCAAGAGATATTATTTCCTGGGCTAACCGACCTTCAGGTTATTGACCTGGAGGATCCTTACTACTATCTCAATGTAGACGGAGAAAGATTATACTTAGAGAATGTAAAATACTTGAGACAGCAAAGTTTATTTCAGGAGGCATGTATGAAACAATTAAGAAACAGACCACCAACACTAAAAGAAAAAGATTGGGTTACTATAACAAATTTATTATTAAATAGCGCAGAGGTTACGGAACCTGCGGAAGGATTACGAACGGAAGATCAATTACAAAATCACTTAGAAGAATTTTGTTTAAACAGACAAGTATCAACAGATAAAAATGATTTAAAAAAAGGTGGTGTATGGACATCCGAGGGTTATCACCATTTTGTATTTGATAGATTTTATCATCAGTTTTTAATGCGTAGAAGATGGGATCTTGGTTATTCTAGAACAGCACAGTTGTTAAAAGAAAAATGTAGTTGTGAAAATAGAAGAATAGGAAAAGATAGATTATCAGTTTTTGTTGTTAAGGAGTTTGACAAAAAGACAGATGAATATAAACAAAAGAAGTTAAAAGAAGAGGATCCATATTAATGAAAACAATAGTGTTAGGACCACCAGGCACAGGAAAGACAACTACATTGTTAAACAAAGTAGATGACTATTTAAAACAAACAGATCCTGATAAAGTTGGATACTTTGCTTTTACACAGAAAGCTGCGTACGAAGCAAGAGACAGAGCTATAAAAAAATTTAATCTTACAGAAGATGATCTACCATATTTTAGAACACTACATTCGCTAGCATTTAGAAAACTAGGTATAAAAAAAGAAGATGTAATGCAGCGCAGGCATTATGTTGATCTTGGAAATAAACTAGGTTTTCCTGTAAACTACGCAAAGTTTGAAGACGATCATAATGGTATCTTTACATCTGACAGTGAATACTTACGAATAATTAATCTTGCAAAGTTACGAAATATTACACCAGAACAACAATTTGATTTAGCAGAACACAACAGTGATCTTGAAAGAGATAAGCTAACTATTATTGCAAACGAAATAGAACGATACAAAAAAGAATATAATCTAATAGATTTTAATGACATGATATTGCACTTTATCAAATCAGATAAGTCACCAAAGTTTGACGTAGTATTCATAGATGAGGCACAAGATCTATCTTTAATGCAATGGGACATGGCAAAAAGTATTTGGAATAAAACAACAGATTCTTTTATTGCAGGTGATGATGACCAAGCAATATTTAGATGGGCAGGTGCAGATGTAGATTCTTTTATTGCACAAAAAGGTTTAATGATGCCTCTTACACAATCACATAGAATACCTGCTATGGTACACAATGTTGCTATGAATGTAATAAATAAAGTTAGAAATAGAATAGATAAGTCTTGGAAACCAAAAACACATCAAGGATCTCTATCTAGATATGATGACTTTGAACAAATAGATATGACATCAGGTGAATGGTTAATTATGGCTAGAACTAAATACATGTTAAATGAATTAGAGGATACATTGTATAGAAATGGTTTGTATTACAGAAATAAATTTAAAAAAACAAAAGAACAAGAACTACATTATGCTGCACAAGACTGGGAAAGCTTACGTAAAGGTCAACCGATAGCATACAAACAAGTAGAAAGAATTTATGGATACATGAAAGATAATACAGACAAAACAAAACTAAAAGGTATGTTAAAAGATAGCTCATACGATATTGCTACACTTAAAAAAGATTATGGTTTAAAAGTGGATACTAATGCAGTTTGGTATCAAGCTTTTGACGATGCACCTAGTAGAGATGTAGAATATTTAAGAAAGATGAGAAAGAATGGAGAGAAACTAAACGAGGAACCACGAATAACTTTGTCAACTATACATGGTGCAAAAGGTGGTGAATCACAAAACGTTGTGTTATTAACAGACTTAAGTGAGAACACAATGAAAGCATACGAAAAAAACCCCGATGATGAGAATAGATTGTTCTATGTTGGTGCAACAAGGACCAAGGAACATCTACATATCATATCACCAAAACAAGAATATAAAGGATATAATATATGACACATCCAGACGACTGGGATAAAATATTCCCACAACAAAGAGGACCTAAACATTACAAAAATTTTAACATACAACCTTTTGAGTTTATCTCAAAGAATGACCTCACATTCTTCCAAGGCTGCGTTGTGAAATACGCGTGTAGATATAAGATGAAAGATGGTATAAAAGACTTAGAAAAGATCATTCATTATTGTGAGTTAGAAATTAAAAAAATGAAAGATATTAAATGATACAAAAACCTATGTTCAGTCCTCAAACAGAGTGGCTGCCACCAGAGTCTTTCCCGGACCTATCTAAGTATGATGAAATATCTATAGACTTAGAAACAAAAGACCCAGAGTTAAAAGCGATGGGATCTGGATCTATTACAGGTAAGGCAGAGATAGTGGGAATTGCATTAGCTGTAAAAAATTGGTCTGGATATTATCCAATAGCACACGAAGGCGGTGGTAATATGGATAAGAAAATAGTCATGGATTACTTTAGAACAATTCTAAACTATCCCTCTACAAAAATTTTTCACAATGCCATGTATGATGTATGCTTTATTAGAGCTGCAGGACTTAAAATTAATGGTCTTATAGTAGATACCATGATTGCTGGCTCTCTCGTGGACGAGAATCGCTTTAGATACGATTTAGGCTCCATGGGTAGGGATTACCTTGGAAGAGGCAAAAACGAGGCTGTATTGAAAGAAACAGCAGAGCTTTGGGGTATAGATCCCAAGTCTGAGATGTATAAACTACCTGCTATGTATGTAGGTGAGTATGCAGAGCGAGATGCGGAGATGACTTTAGAATTATGGGAGGAGATGAAAAAAGAAATATATTCTCAAGACATAGAAGATATATTTAAATTAGAGACTGAACTTTTTCCTTGCCTCGTCGATATGCGATTTTTAGGTGTTCGAGTAGACGTTGAAGCAGCGAATCAATTAAAAGACAAACTACTAACAGAAGAAAAAGAATGCCTGCAAAAAGTAAAAAAAGAAACAGGAGTAGATACCCAAATATGGGCTGCTCGATCGATAGCGCAAGTCTTTGAAAAACTTCGCCTACCTTTTGACCGAACTGAAAAAACAAATTCTCCATCTTTTACTAAAAACTTTTTACAAAACCATCGACATCCAATGGTTAAATTAATTGCTAGAGCTCGTGAAATAAATAAAGCTCATACTACATTTATAGATACCATATTAAAACATCAACATAAAGGACGAATACATGCAGAAATAAACCAACTTAGATCAGATAGTGGTGGTACAGTAACCGGTAGGTTTAGTTATAGTAACCCAAACCTACAACAGATACCTGCACGAAACAAAGAACTTGGACCACTAATCAGATCATTATTTATACCTGAAGAAGGTTGTAAGTGGGGTGTGTTTGACTACAGTCAACAAGAACCTAGACTTGTTGTACACTACGCAGCATTACAGAATCTCTATGGAGTGGGCGACGTATTGGATGCATATCAGGATACTGATGTGGACTTTCACCAGATTGTTGCCGAAATGGCAGAGATACCAAGAGAGCAGGCCAAGACTATAAACCTTGGTCTGTTTTATGGTATGGGTAAAAATAAATTACAAGCTGAACTAGGTATCAATAAAGAGAAAGCTGAAAGTTTATTTAGACAGTATCATTCACGTGTACCGTTTGTAAAACAACTGATGGACAATGTTATGCAACGTGCACAGAGTAGAGGTAGAATAAGAACTCTTCTTGGTAGAGTGTGCAGGTTTCATTTATGGGAACCAAATCAGTTTGGTATACACAAACCACTGGCTCACGATGCAGCGCTAGCGGAACACGGACCAGGGATTAGAAGAGCGTACACATACAAAGCTTTGAATAGATTAATACAAGGATCAGCAGCTGACATGACAAAGAAAGCTATGATAGAATTATACAAAGAAGGCATCACACCACATATACAAGTGCATGATGAACTTGATATATCTGTAGAAAATAATGCTGATAAGATAAAAGAAATAATGGAATCAGCAGTAGACTTAGAGGTACCTAATAAGGTGGACTATGAATCTGGACCAAATTGGGGTACAATAAAATGATAAATTATGGCTTACTTAAATGCAAATATTCCTGTAGAATACGCCCAAATAAGAAGGGAGTTTTTATATGATCTTAAACAACATAAAGGCGAAGTTGAAGACTGTATCATCTTCGGTGTTACCTGCATTACAGGTCGTGCGCTCTTATTTCATGCGATCATGGAAAACGGCGCAGTCTTTTATCGCCTGCCAATTAGCGCGTTTATTCAACGTGGTTTCAAAGTCGAAGACGTACCAATCAAAAGACTTGATGAATTACAGCTTTGGAATTCTTTTAGTTATTATCCTGCTATTACTAGTTGGGATATTTTAGAAGCACAATCAGGTAAATATATAGGTAAAGATAAAAAATGGCATTGGGGTAAATATTTATTTACGGTTGACTTTGCACACCCAGAGCCTAATATACTAGATACTGATCATTCTGAGATCCCGCACGAACATAAGTGCGCTCATGTGTTAGCGTTAAACGACGGTAACTATGCTGCCCAGCCCAACAATAGATTGATTTGGGACATACCATCTTTCACAGTTAAGGACCAAACTCCTGACTGGAAAGTACAAACAAATTATTGGAACGTAGAGGACACGCAGCAGTGGAGAACCGAAGACACTGACAATTTCTTCTACGAGATAGAGGAAAAGAAAAATGAATCTAGCTGATTTATTAAAAAAAAATATAGTCATGGTACCGGTAGTAGCTTCAGTGCTAGTCGGAACATTTACTGGTGTTAAATACATTGTTAATCTAACAGATACCATCAATGCAAACCAAGCAGAGATACATGAATTAAAAACCATGGAACTAAAAAATATTCAAAGAGACATGACAGTATTAACTGACAATGTTAACACTATAATTGCAAAATTAGAAAGAGCTGAGGGGACCTGGGAGATGGCAGAAAATTTATACGAAGTTTTAGCTGATAGAGTTAGACAGATGGAATACGACATAAAGGATTTAAATAGAGAAATAAACTATTAGGATGAACTATGGAGATTGCCAGGATGAACTACAAATTTACAGCAATACTTATAGCATTACTATTTTTTATGGCTTTGTTTATGGAGCCAGCATATCCTAGAAACGAATATCTTAACGACGGCAATACTAGATGTGGTGAGGTAGATTTGTCTGTATCTAATCGCGATTACGAATATGATAATTATGATCGTAGTTGGAACGAGAGCAACTCTCAAGAATTAAGACTTACATTTAGAAAATATCTAGGCACAGATTGTAAAACATCAAAAGAAAATGCAGCCATAAAACAACAATTAGAACTTATGAAAATGTGTAACAAGGTAAATAGAAATCCAAGTCTTGCACAAAATGAAAACTTTGCATTGTTAGTATCAAAATGTAGAGGTGTTGTGCCAGAAGTAGATGAAGTAGAAACTATGCCTACAGGTAGTCTTTGGGATGAATTAAAAGATGATTATATCAAGGCTAATCCAGATTCTAAGAGCATGGACAACAATAACTCAACATTGAAAATGCCGCCAAAAGATTATATACTGCCTCAACCTAAACCAAAAGATGACTAAACCATTAAAAATTTCTGAACAAGCTGCAGTGCAAATGCCGATGAAAACGGTTGCCTCGTTAATTATGCTCGTTGCAATTGGAACCTGGGCATACTTTGGTTTACATGAGACACTCAATGCACACTCAACAAAGATAGAATTAATGCAAAAAGATTTAGAACAAAACTCAGAGTTTAGAATTAAATACCCACGTGGAGAACTTGGTCAATCAAGTGGAGAAGCAGAACTTTTTATGTTGGTGGAGCATTTGGCAGGATTATTAGAAGATATAGATGCAGAGGTTAAGAGTATGAGAAACAACGCAGTTAATATAGAATTTTTACAAGAAAGAACAAAAAAACTTACAGAAGATGTAGAAAAATTAATTAGAAATGGCAATGGAGATCACTAATGGTAGAATTAGTTTTTGCATTATTACTTATACAAGATCATAAAATAATAGAACATCGTTACCACGGGTCATTATCACAATGTATGAAGGCCAAGCGTTATGCTATGAAGGACAAAAGTAGTCAAGATAGAGTTGTATATAAATGTATAAAATCTAAGGCAAACATAGAGATATACATGGGAGAAAAGAAAATTACTTCGTTAATACTAGACTAATGAAGAAAGCTAATAAAAAAAGAAACCCGGTTGCGAAGCAGCTTAGACATTTCAAACAAAAAGTGATAAAGAATAAAAAACATTATGACCGAAAAAATAATAAAATTTCATACGGAGATAGTTAATGGCG